GTGGTGGAAGCACTCCCTCCGGGTCATATACGGCAGCCGCTGCGAATGTAAGCTTTGACGGTGGGGGTTATACCGGCCCCGGCGGTAAATATGAGCCTGCAGGTATCGTCCATAAGGATGAGTTTGTCTTCACCAAAGAGGCCACCGCTGCAATAGGCGTGGACAACCTCTATGCCATGATGCGCAGTGCTCAGGGCTATGCCAGCGGTGGTCTTGTCGGACGGGCACCCATGTTCGGCCTGGGCAATAACGCAGGGGCGGCCAGTTCGGCTCCAGTGATACAAACCACCGTACACGTCGATGCTAACGGTAATGCTTCAGCGCAATCAGAAGGCTCTGGCGATGCCATGGGCCGGGCGCTGGCGGCGGAGATGCAGAACGCTGCCATTCAGGTAGTGCAGAAGCACATCAAGAACGGCGGACTGATTTATAACTTCGTCAAAGGCCGATAGTGTTTCATTTTTTACTTCGTTATTATGTACAAAATCATAACGATCAAGGGTATTAGGATGAAAAAAGCATTAGTGGCTTGTGCTTTAGCGTTACTACTGTCTGGGTGCGATAAACCTACAGTTGACGCCAGTACAGACGAATCAATGAAAGCTTCACTTCAGAAAATAAAAGAGTCATTGCCTGAATCGCAAAGACAAGAGTTTGCAGAAGCCACTTCAACGATCATGATGAGTAATATTGATATCAAGACCGTTATGGCTGGCGCTTTTGCAGGAAATGCTGATGCGGTCGCTGCCCAACAAGCAGATAAAGCCAAAGCTGCATTGAATGGTAAAACTGGTGAAGAAATCATCAATGAGGCAAATGCAATTAATGCCGAAAGGGCAAAAAGAGAGCAGCAGCAAGCTTTGCAAGAAATCGCTGAACTTCAGAAAAAGAAATCTCAATCTCAAGATGCAAAGGAGTCTCTACGCAATTTTATTGTTAACAAACGATTTTATTTTCAGAAACAGGAGTTCGGCGGTCCTCGTCCAGTTATCGAGTTAAGTGTCGAAAACAAAACAAACACACCTATTTCAAGGGCGTATTTTAAAGGGACTATAGCATCACCAAATCGCTCAATTCCATGGTTGGTCGATACTTTCAACTACTCTATCCCGGGGGGACTTGAGCCAGGTGAGAAAGCTGACTGGCCGCTTCTTCCTAACATGTTTTCAGATTGGGGAAAAGTAGAAGCACCTGATGATGCTGTATTTACTGTTGAAGTCGTGAAACTTGATGGTCCTGACGGTAATGCTTTGTATGATTCTGAAGGTTTCACTGAAGACGATCAAAATCGACTGGACAAACTTATTAGCAAATATTCTGCAAAGTAATTCGGTGAGTTACCGTCATTTTAATTAAAAATTAAACTAAAGTTACACAAAGCCGCCTCCGGGTGGCTTTTTTTATGGAGAAATCATGGCAGTCGAAACCTATAAATGGTCAGTGCAGTTGGGCGGCGGTGCTATTGAGTACGATCAGGCGATCCGCTCCGCCCAGTTTGGCGACGGTTATGAGCAGGTTGCTGATAACGGCATTAACTCCACAGCTATACAGGTCCCGATGAAATATGTCGGCAAGGAGAGTGAGGTTAACGAGATCCGCGCCTTCCTGCTGGCCCACACAATCAAGGCATTCATCATCACCCCACCGGGAGAAGAGAAGGGCCTTTATCGCGTTGTCGCTAATTCGGTGCGTAAGAATCTCATCAGCAGCAACGTTGCGGAGCTGTCGTTTACCATCAGGCGTGCATACGGGGTATTCGCATAATGGCTCTGGTCGATCAGGCTGCAAAACTGGCACCCGGTGGCCGGGTGCGATTAATCAAGGTGGATGCGTCAGAATTTAGTGGCGGGATCCACCGCTTCCATTACAGCCCGTTCCCGCATACCCCTGAAGAAATTGACGCGGCGAACGGAGACGAAGACAAGCTCGGACCAAAGCCCATTATCTGGGATGGTGAAGCCTATGAGTTCTGGCCGTTCCAGATGTCAGGCCTTGAGCTTTCAACAGACCAGGCGGCGGAGCCTGATCTCAGCGTGTCGAACCTTGACGGGGTTATCACCGCGCTTTGCCTGCAGTTTCGCGATATGGTCAACGCGAAAGTGAGCATTATCGACACCTATGCCGTCTATCTCGATGCCGTGAACTTTCCGGGGGGTGTCAACCCGACCGCTGACCCGACAGTGTTCTCTCTGCAGACCTTCTGGCTGGATACCAAAACAGCAGAGCATGACGAAACGGTCGCGTGGTCAATGAGCAGTCCGGCGGACCTGCAGGGGCAGGTTATACCCACCCGGCAGATCACCTCGCTGTGCGAGTGGGCGATGCGCGGCCAGTACCGCAGCGGCGATGGCTGCACCTACAACGGCACGGCGTATTTCGATGCCAAAGGCAATCCTGTTACTGACCCGGCGCTGGACGCGTGCGGCGGCTGCCTGAGCGACTGCCGCAAGCGGTTTGGTGCTGGACTGGCTGAACCCAATACCGCAATCCTCGATTTCGGCGGCTACCCCAGCACGGTTCTGATATCCCGATAAGGTTTCCCCATGAACAAAACAATAATGGCAGCAATCCGGGCTCACGCGCTGGAGGAGTCGCCGCGCGAGTGCTGTGGCTTCGTTATTCAGGCGGGCCGCCGCCAGCGCTACGTCCCGGTACCGAACAGCCACGAAGACCCGACAGAGCATTTCCGCATCGATGGTGAGCACTGGGCGAATGCCGAAGATACCGGCACGATTATCCGCGTCATTCATTCGCACCCGGGCGACGGCGCGCGGCCTATCCCGTCCGATCTTGATCGCCAGCAGTGCAACAACTCCGGCGTGGTGTGGGGCATCTATGCACCTGACAGCGACGAGTACGCCGAGATAACGCCCGAAGCGATACCGCTGATTGGTCGCCCGTTCATCCTGGGTTCGCACGACTGCTGGGGTCTGATAATGGACTGGCACGCCACGCAGGGCGTTACGCTAAATGACTTCCGCGTGGATTACCCCTGGTGGGAAAGCCAGTACCCGGACAACCTCTATTTCGACAACTGGGAGAAAGAGGGATTCGTTGAATGCGACCCGATGCCTGGCTGTATGGTCATCATGCAGGTGCAGTCTGATAAGTGGAATCATGCGGGCATCCTCACCGAAGGGAGCGAGCTGCTGCACCACCTGTACGGCCAGCCGTCATGCGTCACGCCTTACACGCGTGGTTATTTCAAAGATCGGACGATGATATGCGTTCGCCATAAAAACTTACCGAAGGAGATAAAACCGTGGCGCGTTTAACCACTATCCGCCTGTATGGCGCTCTCGGCGCGCGGTTTGGCCGCGTTCACCGTCTGGCAGTCCAGACCTCAGCCGAAGCGGTGAAAGCTCTGTGCGTCAACTTTGATGGATTTGAAAGCTATCTCATGAACGCGAAAAAAAATGGCATGGTCTTCGCCGTGTTTCGGGGTAAGCGCAACATCGGGGTAGAGGACTACCAGAACCTTGGCGGCAATAACGATATCCGCATTGCACCGGTAATGGAGGGCGCTAAAAAGGCCGGGGTGTTCCAGACCATCCTTGGTGCAGTTATGGTTGTGGCTGGAGCTGTGGCTCTTTTTGGATTCGGCCAAGCGTGGGGGACCACTTTAATGATATCTGGTGGGACAGCGATGGCTGGAGGGGTTTATCAGATGCTCTCTCCTCAACCCAAAGGCTTGCAAGGGCGAGATGATCCTGATAATAGACCTTCGTATGCCTTTGGCGGTGCAGTCAACACCATCGCAATGGGTAACCCAATTCCAGTCCTTTACGGTGAACGTGAGATTGGTGCTGCGG